TGACTCTATACCATTTGCCTCAAAGAAGCTCGTCCATATGACTGTGTTAAAGTCTATTAATCCGCCGCCCTCGTTGTAGCCAAGCCCAAAGTCCCCAACTTTCAGCACTCGGCCAGCAGTGGTGTCGGTGGTGCTTGTAGTAATCAGCGGGCCCCCCTTGATCAGCTTGCCCGTGGTGCCGTCATACAGGGCGATGGCGCTGTCAGTGGCTGAGGCTGGGCCGTCCACGTCCCCGATGTTGGCTGGCAGAGTCTGACCGTTGAACGTGGATGCCTGCACGTCGGCAGGGAACGCCCAGTTGCCATTCGCTAGGTCCCAAGTGGTCGTGTTGCGAAGGTTGCCGTTCGCAGGGTTGTACGACCGGAAGTACGCCTTATCGTCAGGGTGAGTGATCTCAAGGTTGGCCCAGTCGAACGCGAGTTGCTTGGCGTTGATGCCAGCATACCCCCCAGTGACAGGGTTCATTACCTCAACAACCTTCGGCCCAGCATTGGTGATCTGAAGGTTGCCAGTCACTTGTGGCGAGGTGGCGTCCACCACGGTAGACCATGCGGCGTTCTTACGCCCGTAGGCCAGACCGTCAACAGGAGCTTCGCCAATACCGCCCGAGCTGCCGATGCTGAAGTACACCGCGCCACGCGCAAGGATGATGCCGTTGGCCCCGTTCAGCGTAGTCGTATTCTTGGTGGCTATGATCTCAGCGAGCAGCGTTGCACCGGCTAGACGAGTGCTGGTCAGCCGGTTGGTGCGGTCAACTTCAATGCGAGCAAGGGCTACGTCTGCGCTGTTGTATATGAACTGCCCGAATACCCAGATGTATTGCCCGTAGAGGAAGTACAGGCGGTGAATCACAGCATCGCCGTTCTGCGGAATGGTTGTCACCACGCCGGCCCCGTTCGGGTCGTACTGGTTCACAGGGGCGTTAGTCAGCACCGTTACGCCGACAGTAGCCTCACCAGCCAGTGTCTTGAAGTTGAGGTTGGCCTGAGCGTTGATTGCCAGCGTGTTCGGGCTGTCAGGTGTTTGGTTCGAGGCTCCGGGCTGGTAGATGATACCGCCTGAGATGTTCATCTGGAGAGGGGCCACACCATTCGCGGTCAACTTAGCGCCGCTGACGATAGAACCAGAAAGCAGGGTGGAAACACCCCGAGTCAGGTAGCCGTCATCGCCAAAGATAGCAGGCTGAGTTTGAATAGTACTCGCCACCCCATTGAAGTGCTGCACCACGCCAAGGATCGCCCCTGTTCGCACGTTAGCACCTGCGACCCTTCCAGGAAGCTGTTGGATGTCACCATTCTGGTCGACCGTGATAGTCGTACTGAACGAGGTAGTCAAGAAGTTGAGCGTAATGGTCTGCTGGAGCCAAGATATCTTAATGGCGTCAGTCGCACCGCTAGCTCCAGGAGGAACAATGTAGCCCTCACCGGCAGGTATGTTGATAGTGCTGGCCGTTGCGATGGTCAGTGCTGGGTACTGACCGCCGATAGGGCGCAGCCAACCAGAGGTGGACGACTGGAAGGTGTTAGAGTCAGCAGCCCCAACACTGGTGATAAGTACGAACACAGAGCCGTTGTAGAGGGCCATGTAGAAATAACCGGCCTGCACCTGACCCGCCACTAGGGGGAGGCCATTGTCAGCAACCAGCGACCGAGCCCCGATGCCGTTGTAGTTCAGCGTCATGGCTCCGGTGTTGGTAGCTGGGGCGAAGAAGCTCACCAGCGCCCCTGCGACGTAGGCGTTGCCCTGACCCACCAACGTACCGACAAGGTTGTCCACACCGCCGGTGATCTGGACGCGAGTGTTGCGCCCATCCTGCGACATGCCGAGCGTTGCGTACTGATTGCGGAGTGTTGGATCACTCACGCCAGTATGGTGATACCCACCCATCGGCAGGTTAGATACAGGGGTAGTCTGGCCGTCAGCGGTAAGGCTGTCAGTCAGTGCTACCGCCAGATCGTTCATGGTGTTATTGGCCCATTCTGACTCAATAACTGTTCCAGGGACTACGGGATTCCCCGCTGGCAGATCGTATTCACCGTTTCCGTTGCGTGGCATGGTCTACTCCTCGTAGTATGTAGGGGCCAGTATACCAACGGACTGGGAAAGACGCAAGGCGTTCGCCAGTTTCTGCCGGTAGGTTTGCTCAGACAGCTTTCTCCCATAGGGATTTATGCCTGCTCTGAGTTTTTCAGTAGTGCCAAAGTCCACCTTTCCCAGAGTCTGAGTCAGTCTCTTCATCACTCCTGGAGCCTCGGTGGTCTCCTTATTGAGTGCTTCCCACAGACCAGTATTGCCCCGATGGGACGTGCCCTTGTATAGATAATCGTGGGCAGCAGTCCCAGGCTTGAACAGAGTGGTTGCCAGTGAGTTCTGAGGATTAAGAGCCTTGGCTGCGAAGTCTGGGTCTAGCAGTCCAAGACCTACATACTTCTTAATGTCAGCCTCGGCCATAGGCACTCGCTTGGCCAACTCGCGAATGTCTTCACCAGACACATCTTTACCAAAGTTCTTAACCAGCTCTTTCTCAAAGTTGGAGGCGTTGGTAAGGTCGCCGACAACCCCCTTACCAGCGACGGTCATTGGGTCTAGTTCGTCAACCACACGCTTAGAAAGGTCAATGGCCTCTCTAGCAGCAGCCTTGTCAGTGACCTGACCTGGGAGCTGATTAAGCAGATCGGTGGACGCAGACCTGAGCAGTGGTATTTGTGAGGCCTCAGCAATTCCAGCGTCGGCTTTAGACAGCCCAGACAAAGCCCTAGCAGCGGTGAGGACATCTTCAGGGGTGGCCTGTGCCGAGCCCTGAGCTCTTAGCTGGTCTACTATGTTTTGAAGTTGGTTGTTGGAGCCTATCAGATTACCGACGTTGCCCCCAGTAGCAGTAGAGGAAAGTCCAGGACTGGTAACAGTGACCATCGGCGACGTGCCGCCCTGTGACAGTCGGTTAGAGACATTCTCAAAGGCATTGTCAAAGTACCTAGTATCGACATCAACCTTGGTGTCGATCATCTGTTTCAGCTTTTCTATTAGCTCTGTGGAGTCGGTGGTAGAGTTAGCCCCGAGAGTCTTGTCTACCATGCCACGCAGGGCTTCCGGTGGTAGCTTTCTGGCATTGAAGTTCTTAAGTGCATTCCACGCCCCGCGAGTACCCGTTACGGCCTCACTCAGCAGGGGGCCAGCAGTAGCGCCGACCATGATATTAGTTCCTCGCTCTCCATTCTCCAGACCCTCTTGAGAGATCGGGGAAATAGCGCCAGACGCTGCCCCAGCGGTGGAGCCTATGCCCAGCCTCGTGAGTAGCTGGAACAGACCAGTGCCAACCTTCGCAGCTCTGGAAGCATACATTGGAGCAGCGATCTCAGGGGCCAGCATACTAATCGCGAGAGCAGGGGCCAGTTCGCCCCCGAGCGCTGCAACCGCCGAGAGGTTTGGGTTGAGCGCTGTGTTCTGAGCATGTTGCTCGTCGCCAAATTCACGGGCAGCACGAAGCTCCTGAGCCTTTTCAGGATCTTGTAAGTCATTGTACGCCTCACGAACGCCACTAACCCCACGAGCCCCACCGCGCACAGCGGAGGACATTAGATCGCCTGGGAGTGCGGCAAGGTCGTCAGGCAGTATACCCATCTTACTCAGGGCGCTGGTAGCCAAGCTGATGGGGTGATATTGCGCCAAGCCCTCAGCGTAGATATCCACACCCTTTTGAAATGAGCCTTCGTATTGTTTCTTGCCGTCTGGCTTCTTAGGTTCATCAGGAATCTCTTCCTCTACCCAAGTACCGTCTGGGAGTTGCACTTCTGCCCATGCCATGACTTAACCTCCCTTCTTCTGACGATACTTCTTACCGTCTACGATGCGGTACTCGTACCCGTCACCACCATCAGTCCAGGAAGCTCCTATAGGGGTTGCTTCCTTAGGGGCAGTGATGCCAATGGTAGGCTCTTGAACTTCTTCACCAGTTGTAGGGTCGATCCAAAAACCACCCAACCGCTCGTCCATGTCAACCATGCCTTTGCGAGTGGCGAGCAGTCTACCTTCAGCCCCTTCCAATCTTGACTTGACGCCCTCGTATATGGCAGCGGCGCTTTCTGGGCTGTCCTTCAGACTCATCAAACTACGCTCCAAGAACGCGAGGTCTTTATCAGACAACGCACCACTCAACTGTTCAGCCTTAGCCAATATTTGTTCGTTTATTATTGTCTCTAGTTGTCGTGCTGGCGAGCTCTGTGCGTACTGTGCCAGTGGAATTCCCATGCTGGCAGCGTGTGAAAGCGCAGCCGACCCAAGACCAAGTGCTCCACTGTTAGGGATGCGCTTGCCGTCTTTATCTTTCTTACCATAGATTAGCTCATCCATGGCGTTAAGAGACCTACGAGTACTACTCAGAGATCCATACTGTTCTTTAGCCTTGACGATCTGCTTTCCATAATCCTGGAGCAGTCCGGCAGTGAGTTCTGACTTGCCGCTGGTAGTGCCCGAACCTCCCGAACCACCAGTAACGGATCGCCCAGCGGCCTTTTCAGCGAGCTTATACATGTGAGCTTGTTTGGTCGCTTCTTCCTCCATTCTACGCTTCTCAGCAATGGCTTCGTCTGAGAAAGTTCCAGGCTTGAGCTGATTTATGGCCCACATGCCGTCAGCGGTCTGCCCGTACTGAATGGCCTGTTTCGTATAGTCCTCAGGCTCCTTAACATAGGGGGAGACATCGATGCCCATTTCTTTGAGTCTAATGGCCTGTTCTGGATTCAGAGACTCAAAGTCAATATTGTCTATGGCCTGTTGGCGAACTGCATCAGCCTCACCCTCGGCGGCAGCAGCCTCATCTTCCTGACGGCCCTTGATCCAAGGTTGAGCAGCGTTACTGAGGATATTGCCCCAGTTGATGTAGACCTCACCCGGAGCGCCGTTGGCCCCTTCTGACTTGCCCAGTGGGTCAAGCTGTCCAGGCATCTGTGCCGAGGCCTTAGCTCTAAGCGCATCGGCTAAGCGCTTTTTCATGGCGTAATCGCCAACCGTAAAGGCTGGTTGCTCAGCGACCATAGGGGCAGCGTTCAGCCGTGGGTCAAGTGGAACCTGCGGCTGCGTGAGGAAATTCATCATTTCTTAGCTCCTAATCGAACAGGCCGAAGGTAAAGGCGTTGAGTAGCCCAGTCGCCCCCTTCTTAGGATCACTTAACCATGTCGCGGGGTTTATTCCATTGGCGAAGTCCCCGACTCTAAAGCCCATGTCTTTTCCGCCGATATTGATAGTGCCCAAATCATTCAATTTATCTGCGCTGTACCACTTATCTTTACCACTTTCGTTGAGCATATCGTCTACTTTTAGACCACCCAGCACAGCTCCTATGATGGGACCTGCTGCTGACATCATGCTTCCCATACCGCTGCCTGCGGCTGACGAACCGCCGCCGCCGAACATGCTGCTGATAGAGTCCATCCAGCCTGGACTGGTAACATTGCCGCCCATCTTGGCAACTTCTGGGCCATATTGAGCTGCGGCGTTGCCGATACCAGCACCGCCAGAAGATCCGGCATTACCGAATAGACTCATAATGTCATCACCAAAGACATCCCAGCCTTTCTTGGCCATATTACCGAGGTCGGCACCGCCGCCTTTTTGGCCGCCACCATACTGATCGAAGTTGGCCTCTGGAATGGGGCTGCTGCCAACGAAGTTCGACCTTCCTGGATTCATTTGGGTTCCACCACTGGTAGCAGCGGTTCCGCGCAGGGCATCGGCAAGAGCTTGGGTGCGGGGCTGTTCGCGCAGGTAACTAATCATCCGAATATACTCCCCATCATGCCCATACCGGCGTTCATTGTGCTGCCTTTCTTGCCCTGCTGAGTGTTGTATCCGCCCATCTTGGCGTTATACGCCGCCTGCGAAGCCCCGAGCATGTCGGCAGGGTTGTAGCCGGTAGCGCCGGAGAAGCCTTGGTAGGTAGGGCGGTACTGACTATTGAGCATGTTGTTCGCAGCACCGGCAGTGTCCCACAAGCGACTGTAGTTGGCGTCAGCTTGCTTGTAGTTCTGATCCTGACCAGCCATTTTGGTCTGGTAGTCAGTTACACCCTGATTGTACTTCTGGCTCTGACCAGCAAGGATACTCTGGTAGTTCTGACGAGCCTCGTTGCCACCCAGCACAATGGAGTCTAGGTTGGCTTTGGAGTTCACGTCGCCCTGTGCAGTGAGCAAGTTCTTATAGGCGCGGTCGTAGGCCTCAGTCCCAGGCTGAAGTCCCTGCTGGCGAAGCTGGGTCTGCATCTGAGCCTGCTGGTCCCCCTGCTCCTTACCTGCGCGCGACATATAACTCGCGTACATGGCGTCAGAAGCAGCCTTGCCGGTAGTGGGGTCGAACTGAGCAACGGGGCCAGCATTGTTCTGGTAGTCTTTTACCTTTCCGGGGTCTTGGAACTCACCACCAGCTAGGTCGACCATAGCGTCGCCGCGCAGCTTGAATGCTTGGTCGTATCCCTGTGTTACCCTCGGGTCCCAGTTCTCAGTCTGAGTCCAGTTACCAGAAGCGTCCTTAGTCCAGTTGATGCTGTTGCCTAGGGCATCTTTCTGGGTAGGGCGGTTCTGCTGTGTTATCAGCTCAGCCGTTTCCTTCTGGGCGGCAGCGTCTTGTGCCGCTATCGCCGTATAGTTTGGAGCTGGTGGAGCTTTTGACTTCTTTCCGCCACCCATTATGCGACCCTCTTAACAATTTCTACGACTTTAGCCCACCGCTCGGAGTTAAGTATGGTGCAATTCTCACGCTTCATAACGTACAGAATTAAATCACCATCCTCTGAATACTCCTTAATGCGACCAGCCTCTACAAACCCAAAGTGCTCATCTAGCTTCTGAGCCTCTATGTTGTTGCCTGCCACCTGACCAACTATCTGCTTAACCCCCAACCGATTGAAGGGGTAGTCAAAGATGGCGGCGTACCACTCTCGCATCGGTACATTTTCAGGGTCAGTCCAAATGTGCGCCGTGATGCTCAACTGGTTGTAGCAGTCGTAGATGGCTCCAGCTATTGGCTTCCCATCTTCTACACATACTATACACTGCGCCAGCCGTGTCGGGTAGTAGTTTAACGCTTTGCACAGGAACGGCAGGTATAGAGTGCTGCAATCAATAGCCTTCATGCTGCTCGCCCCCACTTCTTGGAGTCTAACATGTGACAATCTTCCCTAAGCATCTGATACACATTGACGCTACCGTCGGGGGAGGTGTCTACACACTTAAATCCGACACGCTCAGTAATCTCTATGGACTTGGTGTTGCTCACCTCGGCGTAGCTTACCAGCCGCTCAACACCCAGCACGTTGAAGGCGTAGTTGAATACGTGATAGCCCCAAGTGCGAGGAACCTTGTGGGCATCATCTATCCAAATGCCTACGATCGCTGTTTCAGCATTTTGTCTGGTAAAGAGCATTCCAGCCACTGGAGCCTCAGCCATGCACACCAGCGCAGATGAGTGCTCAACGTCATTAACGCCCAGCACTTCACACATGAACTTAGCGGAAGCGACTGAGCAATCAGTGAAGGTCTTCATATAGAGCCTCCAGCCTCGAACACCACTTCCATAGCAGCGAAGTTGGCGGTTTCAGAGGAGTTAACCTTCATCAGCAAAGCAGCACAGAATCCAAGGCCGGTTACACCAGTCCACGGGAAGTAGGTAGTGCCCTGCGAGGCCCAGAATGCCTGATCCCACAGCGAGTTAATCGCGTTCCATAGGTACTGGTCGCCCTCTGGACCTGGGACTGGGGGGTTGCCGCCGAGGGCTGTAAGATCGTAATCTACATTCAGGCGCAGCTTATATCCTGGGGGAGTAACTGCTTGGAAGATCGGACGAACCAGCTTGTAGTGCTTGTTCGTAGTTGGGTCTCCGAAATAGTTGTAGGCGCTGAACATGGAGCAAATAATTTCTTCGCCGCCAGTACCGTCGCGCTTAACGTCGTCCCTTGTGACTCCACCATACAGACACACACGACCATCTGTTGTGCCAAAGTACAGCTTCCCACCAGACAGTCCAGTACACCGCATCGGCATGGTAAATCGAGTCCACGCCCCTGTTAGGGAGTTCATAACGTACTGGCGAGCCGGTTGGTCGCTGGTGGCTGGGATATTTATCAACACCGCCTGTAGAACTGGGATGTTGGATATCTCCCAGTTTGGGGTGTAGAAGCGGCTGTTTACTATCCTGTTCAGCGTGCGGCTGATGCGCTTGCTCAGGGCGCTGTTGCTGACGGCAATGCTGGCCTCGCCCTTAACTACGCTGGACAGGGGAATAACGCCGTTACGGGTCATTAGAATTACGTCGCCACCAAGCTCACAAGTCGGGCTGTTGCCGATAGGGGCGCTGATATAGAACATAGACTCAAGCTGCCACTTGGTAGCGTCTGCTGGGTCTGTGCCTCCGTAGATAAGGAACTCGCCTTGGCTGCTGAAGAAGGCCAGTTTGTCGTCCATGCCGCTGCCAGAGTCCAAGCTCCAAGTAACGATTTCTACCAAGTACCCACCGCGAGGCAAGCTGCCGCCCAGATAGAAGGGCTTGGCCTCGCCAGCAATGGCCTCAAACGGCATGTAGAACGCCTGCATACTATCCTGCTTGACGAACCATAGACGGCCCTTGTGTGAGGTAACGCCGGTCAAGGTACTGGGGTCTACACCCTTTATGTCACCAGGAGTAGTAGGGGTGTCAGTCTCCACGAACGACTTCCAAGTAGTGCCGTCGTACAGTATGGCATCGTCCACGCCGTTGGTAACAACCATGAAGTTGCCGGCGATGTTGCTGAACATGCACCACTCAACTTCACCGTAGGAAATACTGAACTTCTTAACTGGAGTGTCTGTGCTATTGGTAACGTCATAGATGCCGTCGTCAGTGCAGGCGAACAGTTCAATCGACCCATCCTGACTGGCGTAGTTCATCAGGGTCTTTACAGACTTTCCTAGTCCGGTAGCGTGCTCCCTGTATCCTTGACGAGTGACTAACGCCCCAGTCTGCGGGTAGAAATTTTCAAGGTCGATGCAGAACTCAGACCCCATGGAAGCCAGCGGGTCTAAGTCGTTAATGCCCCCAGTAGGGGCCGCGAGACTTACTACCTGCGAGACCCTGCGCTGGAACTTGCGGTTAATCATGACCATGATCAGTTCCCGTAGTAGGTGCCGTCAGGTACGTTAGACCAGCCAATCAGCAGCTTGCCACCAGCACCGGACAGGTTAATTACAGGAGCGCCCTGATTCTGAGCCTTCTCAGCTGACAGCACATAATTGAACTCTTCTTGAAGCACCGTAGTGTCAAAGCCCTTCTGAGCCCACATCTTGACCTTCAGCCCAGCTATCATAACTCGACGGTCGTACAGTGGCTTATCGGTGGCCAGTGTGATGCGGTCTACGTAGATAGGGTTCAGAGGGTCTGTGCTAGTACCGCTAAGAACCCAGTCCTTGCTGATGTAGTACAGAGCGAACTCTTGCCCAGCGCCTGGAACTGGGTAGACGGTGTACTGGTTGTGAAGTATGCGATACTGGAAGTAGACACCTACGGACACAATGCCGAATTTGTTCCATGCCCACACCTGAGGGCTCATTGGCCCCTGCATCGGGCGGCGCATGGAGGTGTTCCACTCGGTCTGGTTTACTTGGCGACCAAAGTCGGTGGGCATCGGGAACGAGTCAGTAATGCCGTCGCCAATGAAGCCCATTTGCTTTTCAAGGAACTGCCAGTCCTGCACACGGTTCAGCTCGTCGCCCAAGGCGTTGAGCATACCGAGCATCTGGTAGCCAGAAGCGTCACCAGCCGCAGAGCTAAGGGATACTGGAGGCAGTCCTAACTCTTGGGCGGCGGCGTTAATTATCTCGTCAGCGGTTCCAAGTGTGGCCATGACCGTCTCCAGTAAAAAGCCCCGAGGCAGGGGCAGGGCATAATCCCCTAAGCTGTTTTCTTGGCCATAGGCAACTTCATTGACTCTTCAAGGGCTGCGATGCGAGCTCTAAGCTCCTCGTTTTCCTTAGCCATTGCAGTGAATGGGGCGTCTGAGGCTGCTTTTTCGAGCCACAGTTTAGCCTTCTTCTTCAAGTCGTAAAGTCCAGGCATCGTGTTGCAGGCAGCGTCATTGATCTCTGCCAGTTGTTCCACAGTTCGACACTTGATATACGCCAGTTCCTCAACGTGGGAGCGCGTAACCATAGGCCACTCAGCCAGCGGAGTGCCGACCATCTGCTCGCTGTCGCCCTGCTTGAAGAGAGCATACTGCTGGGGGAAGTTGCGGCGATCCATATCGCTGACCTTGCGGCGCACGATATTGGTGGAGTTCCCAGGAGCCAGCAGCTCTACGAACTCACGGTCTTGGAAAATAGGGCGGCCTGCCTCGGCAGAAGCTGCTTCATCTTTGTAAGGAAACCAGTAGAATCGGGCGTGAACACCCTTCATGCTGTTGTCCTGAAAATCTTGTGGGTTGGCATCATATTCTTCTCTCATTACAGCACCTCAAGGTTGTTAGTGGTAAGGGCATCCTGCCAGTTTGCTTGAGGATCGCCGTCCTCATAGATTTCAACGATCACAGTGAACTCGGAGGCTGGCCACAGGGTCGGGGATTCCTCCAGCAGCTTCACGAAGCTGTGCGCCCCGAACCAAGGATCTCCGGTGACTGTATCCACTAGCGATACACTCAGGCTGTCCGGTCCGTAGCCGTTCTCTTCTGCCTTGGCGTTGACCGCTGCAACGTCGGTGGCTGGGGTGAAGTAGCAATAGCTCGGCATCAGTACGCCCCTGTCCTGTCGTTTACCCACTCTCGGGTATTGTCCAGCTCTTCTGTGGTGGCTACTCGGCCTAGGCACACTGAACTGTAAACCTGACCGCCGAAGAAGTTGC